GGTTTGAACATCAATAGGTATAGTTACGTTTCTTCCAGCACTTAACGATCCTGTAAACTCGATCATTCTGTGTGCAAGAGTTGCACCAGTTGATCCATCAGATACTGAAAGAGTTGTATCTCCAGAATCAGATACTGCTTGTTGTGTAAATCCGCCTGCTATTTGTTCTAAAAGTTGTAAATTTGTATTTGTTTTCGTCCCCCATGTACCGGCGTTTTCACCAGTTGCTTGAAGTTCTACACCTAATCCCGTAAATGTTGATGCCATAATTTTCTCCTATGCGACGTCACTATATGTTATATTTGAGCCTGTTGCAACATCAGAATACGAAATATTTGATCCTGTGTCAACATCTTGATAAGCTTGTATTCCAAATCCTGTTGATGATCCAAATCCTGCAAGAGAGGACGTTATTTGTTGTCCTGTTAGTCCAACCACGTCTGCAGGTGATATTGAACCCACAGATAAAGTTCTTGATAAACCAGATAATCCTACAGACATTTGATCTGGAGTTATTGATCCAACAGATAATGTTGCTGCTACACCGCTTACATCTACAATTTGTGCAGTTGTTATTTCAACTGATCCTGTAGAGCCAGCTATTGATTGACCAGATAATCCAACTACGTCGGAAGGTGAAATAGAACCTACTGAAGAATTTATTGATTGACCAGATAATCCAACTACATCTGCAGGAGTTATTGATCCAACAGAAGAAGTTATAGCAGATCCGGATAATGAAACTGTTGGCGATAATATAATTGTTGTTGAACCAACTCCAAATGTTGAATTAACTCCTGTTACTCCAACCACATCCGCAGGGTTTAAAGTAAACATACCCCAACCGTTGTCACCATAAGATGCGTTACTCCAACCATTAGCACCTAAATTTGATGTTATTGATTGACCATCTAATTCTACTGTTAAACCACTAAAACCCCATGACTCAAAGTTCCAAGTATCTCTGCCCCAACCTTGTTCTGGAAAAGCAGTAACTGATCCAACTGAAGATGTAATTGATTGACTTGATAATGTAATAGTTGGGTTATCACTTTCTCCATATGGACCACCATTCCAAGTATCTCTACCCCAACCATTTAAAGATCCTGATATAGGCTCTCCTAAAGATGCAGTTATACTTTGACCAGTTAGTTGTGCTACTTCATCAGTAGCTTGACCCCATGATCCACCTGTATTCCATGCATCAACGCCCCAACCACTTGTAAAAGCTTCAGTTGTTCCCCAACGACCTGTGCCCCAGGTTGTTCCTGATTGGTTCCAAGTGTTTGCCATAAGGAGGACCTCCTTATGCTAATCGTATGATTGCGTTTGTTGCGTCTGCTGCTGGAAATTGAATTGTAAAAGTTCCTGAAGAAACTGTCTTGTCACCGCCAAATGCAATTGCAGCAACTGCTTTATTTGATTGTGATGAATTATAAATTAAACAACCATTAGCTGTAAAAGATGCAGAAGTAAAACTTACATCACTAAAATCACAAACTGCAGTTGATGAATCTAAAGTTGGAGTTACACTTGTTAAAGTTGCACCACCCGATGTGTAAGCAGTTCCAGATGAGTTTGTAATTTCGTTTGAAGTTGAGAAAGCCGTTGTGCTTGCTCCTAATGTTGCTGAACTTGTGAATAATGCTATTTTAAAAGTATTTCCAGTTGTGGCTGTAAAGTTATGTGTTCCAACTAAAAGCTCTTGTTTGAAACTATTACATATTGCCGATGTTATTGCCATAATTTTCTCCTACGGGTTTACTGATCTTACCGGTATTCGAACAGTGCCATCTGTATAGTCATCTCTTCGTCTTCTACCGACTTGTTCGTTAGCAAACTTTTGTACCTCAGTTTTATACTTGTTTTCGTATAGTGTCAACATATCTATTGGACCTTTTAAAAATCCATATGTCTCTGATAAACAACAGTACAGTAGCCCATTTGGAAAATTAAGACTAATATAATTAGTATCATTATTCTCTAATAGAACAGGCATAAAATTAAAATGTACCCTAAATTTATAATTTTGATCTGGAGTAGGAGCTATGGCTATACGTCCTGAAGTAGTATCAGATTCCCCTGTTGCTCCTCCGTACATAGCATAATATTTAGGTTTAGCTCTTTTTGCAGACTCGGTAGAGGGAACATATTCTTGTAAATATGTATAATCTTTTTTTTCTAAATATGAATTAGCACCTGTTGTAGCTGATGTAGAATCATAAACTTGTATACTTCTTATAAATAAGCATCCTGCTGGCGCGTTTATTTGATCTTGACCTGCAATAAAATTACCTATTTGTTGTTTCCTATCAGCATCAATAGGAACATCTCTCATTATTCTATATTGTGCATTTAAAATAATATTTTCTAAAACAGAATCTGATAATACATTAGAGTCTGTTTCTGTATAACTTCTAATTTGTGTTTTTAATCCTGATGCACTTAATCCTGCCATTATACTATTCCTGCAACCTCTTTACAAATAGGACAACTTTTTTTGTATCTATTATGTGTTCCACATTTTATTGCTTTACCATCAACATCTGTGTACATAGGTGTTTCTGGTTCTGGCATGTCTTCGTACAATTGAAGATGTTCATCTTTTTCAGGACATCCACATTGTTTAATACCAAATAAACTACATATAAAATTTTTTATTTTTTTAATCATGCTGTTACTGTCACTGGTCCTGCTGATACAGAACCACCTCCTCCTGTCTCACTTATACTAGATGTTGTAGATGTTGCAAAGGTATAATTATCATCATTTGTTTTTGTAATCGTATATCCTGCAGCTAAATTTATTGTTGCTGCAGCCACTCCTCCAACAACATTTGCATCTCTAAAACAAACAGTTTCACCAGTTGATCGACCGTGGTTGGGTTCATTTACAGATATTGTTGTAGATCCATTTGTTGTAGTAAATGGATTTTGAGTTAATTGTGGTACATATTTCATAGCTAGATAATACGCTAATCCTGATACCATGCAAGGTACAAATCTAAATGGAACATCAGTTGCATTTGTGTAATCACCTACATCTTGTATTCTTTTTATGTAATAAAAATGCATATCTTTAGATGCATTTGTAGAGTCTGGTGTTGGATAAATATGCACTCTAACTTTATCAATAAATCTTTCTACCCAATATTGGTTAGGTGTTCCTTTAGATAGTTTGTTAGAAAAGCCTGCGTAAGTGGATCTATCTACTTTTGTCATAGGACTATCTGATTGTGTTGTTTGAGTTCTATTAGATCTTAACTGTGCTTCAAGAACATCGGACATTCCATATATTCCGTTTGGAGTAGATGTTGCACTTGTACCATCATCACTAGATCTAAAAAAATCATACTCTGCTTGTCCCTCAATTAAATCTAAATTAAGTTCATCTATTTCCCAATAGTGAATACCTCTATTGCCCCACTCTTGAAACAATATATTTAATGTTCTTCTGGCATTTTTTAATTGATAACCAGCAACATTTTGCTGCCCGATACGTTCAAAAGCTTCCTCTATTATCTCGTCAATAGCAAAAGTTTTATCGAACGTCGCCGTTCCTGAAGTAGTATTAGCCATTTAAACTCCTAGCCAGTGTAACCAATAGTCAAAGACGTTGTGTTAGTCATGGTTGCATGAACACCATTTTCAAATCTGATACCATTTCCTGGAACAAAAATATCTAAACCTTCTGTACCAAAATCAGCTTCAAAAACTTTGTCTCCTGTACTACCAGATGAAATATCTCTTAACACAACAACAGATGATGCTACACCATTTGCTTGAATGTAAGTTATCCTGCAAGGTCCTAAATTAACAGAACCACCAGAAATAGTTTTTACCTGTCCTGTGCTAGCTATATTTGTAAACTTCTGATCTGAACTCATATTTTCTCCTTAAAATTAAATGTGGGGCCAAAGCCCCACACTAATTATTTATTATGATGCAAAAGCAAATGCACCTGTAGTAGCGTCAGCTGCACCACCCATTTTTGAAGCAATGTGGTATGTGCCATCTTCATAACAAATAAAAGCAATCATGCTTCCAGTTGTAAAAAGATTTGTTGCTGCGTTAGCTGGTGTGAAAGTTAATAAAGTTTCACCCGCTGCTGAAGTATCAAAAGTTACTTCAGATGAGTTTCTTGACTCAATTACAGATCCTGTTGCAAAAACATCTGATCCTGCACAGTCAAAACTTAAAGTTGCTGTTCCACCAGTTGTGTCTTTTGCTTGAGCGTAAACTACAATTGTTCCTGCTGTTGCTGCAG